GCAACAGGCAAAGTGTTCGGTCGATGTTCGGAGTGTGTGCAAGTATTTGGTAGGAGGCATATTCTTGTGTCTGCTTTTCAAATACCCATTGCAAATGATATTGGTAGAAGTACACGTGCTGGGGTTCTGTGCCTACCAGAAAGGCAGACAGTGTGTCAACGCGGTGATGCGCTATCTGGGTGCTACCAAACCGGGTGTGACACCCAATCTGGCACACACCCTGTGGCAGCAGGGGCAAACGGACTGGATGCAACAGTATGTATCACACATACTGAAACAAGTGCAGCAGGTGCACCGAACGAGTTTCCATACAACTTCCAAGAATACACCCACGTCGAACACGCAAACAAGTGTATGAGACCGATAACATACACGGGATACCACAAACAAACAAACCAATTTATGATTTAATGCTTACATCAGATGAACAGGTTAGAATACAATCGCGTACGAACCGTTTGTAAGATACTTTTTTTGAAACTGATTTGGAATACGCAAACACACGTGTCAGTCACTACAATTTTATTGTAGTGTGTGTTTATGACCCGACTATTCGACAAAAAAAAATCGTTCAATAAACTTAACAGTTATAGATTAGATAGATAGATGGAATATTTATTGCATATCCTTGTCATCGTAGTCGTGATTACATTCTGCATCCTATCGGCAACACATTTTTCGGAGAACTTTGCTTCGTACAATTATAATTATGCGTATAATTTGATTTCACCGGATACTGTCGACAGCACCGGTAAACTGAAACCGGTGCCAGTCCCCATCCTTGCGTCTCTCATACCGGAAAAAGACCTGGCACTGCCGCCACGAGCGGGCACACGCGCCCCACACCCCGACGATCCCCACAAACACACTGTTTCCCAAGCGAGAGAGATGTGTGATATCAACCAGGAGTGTTCTTTTTTTACGTGCGACCCGGTTCCGATCTCGTCTCAGTCCCTCAACTGTCTGAAAACCAACAAATGTGAGCAACAGAACAAGTGTTCCAATCCAGGTTGGTATCGGGATAGTATACTACCGATGAAACCGTTTGACACACCAACCGAGCAGTACATCAAAACTGCGTATGCACCGAGCGTGTCAGTTCAGAACACCACCCAACTCCAAAAGGATCTAAACCAATGGTCGAATACCGCAAGTCCCCACATTTTAGGAAGCGGGTTGGGTGGGTTGAACTACACCCCGTATTTGCAGGACCAAGATGCCAGCGCAGTCAAGAACCGACGGTGCAACGCAAATCATACAACGACCGATGTCAATTGTTTCGTGCAGGGTGCGGCAAAGACCCACGTTAAAGCATACGTTGAAAAGAATCAGTTGAGCACCGGGCAAGCGCAGACGAATGGCGCTGACGATTTTTTGTATTACAAAGATGCCGGACATAATTTGTATATGAAAAACACAGACACTTGCTGTTTCGACAGTGTCCCCGAAGTTCAGAAGCAAATACGCATTGACAACAACTGTGACAAAACCGGGAATACTTCTTCTCGCGAATTGTGTGCGCCTGTCCCGAGTTACCCCCTACCACACCAACCGACGACCCTGTTTGGTAACCGTCGCGAATGCCAACCTGGCTATGCGAAACGAAATGACCTCGGTCTGTGTGTCCCCGACGCAGACAAATGCAGTTATGTGAACGATTCGGTGTGCAGCACAGGAGGGAAATACACAACCGATTTTAAGAACCAGTGTGGCGACACCGAGTGTCAGCAAAAAATACAACGCTGCGCCTATCAAGAAGACTCACCTACGCAAGTGCACCATTGCTTGCCAGGTAAAATGCCACATTACACATATGTTGGCAAATACAACGATGTGGTGGATGTGTCCGTCCAGTTGCACAAAATGAAAAATGACCAATTATACTACACAAGCGACGTGATCGATCCGCACTACCCCGAGTATGTGACTGCCATACAAACGCAAACCAACATTGGTCAGATCAAACCCATTACAATGCAAGATATTGAAAATAAGACGCTGCGTGTTGGTGACCAAACGTTCAATGTATTGAATATCACCCCATCTATCAATTACATTGAAATGCGGGCAAACGGCAGTGATCAGGTCAAATGGTATTTGATGAATAAAATCAAAAAGAAAATCGTAAAGAAAGTGTGAATACCGACCAACCAACCCACATACACACCCACCTCGCTGATTGAGTATGTTATCAATCCATCTTATCCTTTTTTGAATGGTCTGGTAGTCCGATACACAACGAATCTTATTAGTATTATTACTAACACAATTGTATTGTATTCAACTTCACACACTCACATTTCATACACTCACATTTCATACACTCACATTTCATACACACTATTCGTGTCTCTACCACCGCAAATTGTAAGTAATTACCTACCGAACCTAATCTGCGGTGATTTCAATCCAATCATCGGACCAATGCTGTGCAACCGGCAAAGGCACGTGCATCAATCGCTGTGGTGCTGTCTTGTATCGCAATCGTCGTCAACGATGCGCACCCCCAAAAAGCACCTGCCACAATTGCCGTGATGCTGTCTGGTATCGCAATCGTCGTCAACGACGTGCAACCGTAGAAAACACCTTCGTTGATGGCGGTTATGCTGTTTGGTATCACAATCGTGGTCAACGATGTGCAACCTGAAAAGGCATACACGCCAATCGCGGTTACACTATCTGGGATGGCAATCGTGGTCAACGATGTGCAACCACAAAAATCATATGCCCCAATCGCTGTTACGCTGGAAGGAATCACGAACGTCACCAACGATGTGCATCGTATAAAAGCGTGTTTACCAATGGCTGTTACGCTGGAAGGAATCGCAATCGTCGCCAACAATGTACACTACACAAAGACACACACACCAATTGCTGTCACGCTGTCCGGGATAGCAACCGTCGTCAACGAGGTGCAACCGTCGAAAGCATGACTCCCGATTGAGGTGGTGCTGTCCGGGATAGCAACCGTCGTCAACGAGGTGCAATCGCGAAAAGCATCGTCACAAATCGTCGATATGTTATAATACGAATAGATCTCATTTAGATCTACATCCAACTCCCGAATATGGTCTCGTTTGACATACGCACACAGTTCTGTTTGAACCGTCTGTTTATCTGCATCAGTCGTTGCTTTGGCAACGCTGCACTCCTCCCGGATGAACTTCGAAGCAATCGTGTCAAACAGTATGACATACTTGCCCGGATCGTACATTTCTAACACAATGTCATCTACTTTCCACCCGAAAGTCGTCTGCAAGTGTGTTTTCAGTGCTTCATCCGCTTGTGAACCGGTCGTTGGGACAGATGCTGTCCCGCTTGTACCTCCATCCACCGTTGCACAGGATACCGTCGTCGTATCTGGTTGACAAGTGATGGTATTCATTAGATGTATTGTGAGTTTGTGTTGTGTGGAGGACACATCTTTAATAATCAGTTTTTACCAAAATAATATTATGTGTTTGGCATCGGATACCTATCATATTATGTCCCGTTCGTATCGCCGTTCACTGTTATAAAGGATACCGTCCTCGTCGAATATGGTTGACAAGTTACGGTGTTCATTAGATGTATTTGTACGTTCGGGGTTGTGTTGACTACACAATAATATTATCTTTTTATAAGTGTTTAACAACAAAAATATCATTCTTCATTTTACTCGGATACTCGTAGTTGTACAAACACACACTCTTGCCTATCACCGCAAATCGTAATCACCTAGACGGGGTGTTCTAAATCATCGGAACAACACAGTACACCCCCGAAAAGCACTCGCTGCAATCGATGACACACTGTATGGGATAACAATCGTCGTCAACGATGTGCACCTCCAAAAAGCATATGCACCAATCGCTCTCACGCTGTCTGGGATAACTATCGTCGTCAACGAGGTGCAATGTGCGAAAGCAAATGAACCAATCGTCGTGAGACCGTCTGGGATATCAATCGTGGTCAACGAGGTGCAATGTGCAAAAGCATATATACCAATCGCTGAGACACTTGACGGAATAGCAACCGTCGTCAACGAACTGCAATGCCAAAAAGCACCTTCACGAATTGCGGTCACGCTGTCCGGGATAGCTATCGTCGTCAACGAGGTGCAATAGTAGAAAGCATAATCACTAATCGTAGTTATGCTGTCCGGGATAGCAACCGTGGTCAACGATAAGCAATCTGCAAAAGCATATATACCAATCGCTGTTACACTATCCGGTATAGCAACCGTTGTCAACGATGTGCAACCCCAGAAAGCAGTTCCACCAATTGCTGTCACGCTGTCCGGGATAGCAACCGTCGTCAACGATGTGCAATCCCTAAAAGCACAATCACGAATCGTTGTCACGCTGTCCGGGATAGCAATCGTCGTAAACGATGAGCAACCTGCGAAAGCGTTGTCACCAATTGCTGTCACGCTGTCCGGGATAGCAATCGTCGTAAACGATGAGCAACCTGCGAAAGCGTTGTCACCAATTGCTGTCACGCTGTCTGGGATCGCAACCGTCGTAAACGATGAGCAACCTGCGAAAGCGTTGTCACCAATTGCTGTCACGCTGTCTGGGATCGCAACCGTGGTCAACGAGGTGCAATGTGCGAAAGCAAATGAACCAATCGTCGTTATGCTGTCCGGGATAGCAATCGTGGTCAACGAGGTGCAATGTGCGAAAGCATATTGACCAATCGCTGTTACACTGTCTGGGATGGCAATCGTGGTCAACGAGGTGCAATGTGCGAAAGCATATTGACCAATCGCTGTTACACTGTCTGGGATGGCAATCGTGGTCAACGATACACATTCGTAGAAAGCATAATTACCAATCGCTGTCACGCTGTCCGGGATAGCTATCGTCATCAACGAGGTGCAACTTTCAAAAGCATTCTCACTAATCGCTGTTATGTTATAATACGAGTAGATTTCATTCGATAAATCCAACTCCTGGATCTGGTCTCGTTTGATATACTCACCCAATTCCTGTTGAACTGTATGTTTATCAACTTCCGTCGTTGCTTTTCCAACGGCAACCACGCTACACTCCGCCCGGATGAACCGCATTGATGCCGTATCAAACAGTATGACATACTTGCCCAGTTCGTACATTTCTAACACGATGTCATCTATTTTCCACCCGAAAGTCGTCTGCAAGTACATCTTCAATGCGATTGCGTCCTCCTCTGGCGAACAACCGGTCGGAACAGATGCTGTCCCGCTTGTGCCACCGTCCACCGTTGCAAAGGACACCGTCGTTTCCCGTTGACGTGATATGGTACGAATACTCATATCAGTCGTGGTAGTTCGTTTTATTATGAGAACGAATCATACAATCTTTAATAATCAGTTTTTAACAAAAAGTATTCTTCATTTTACGACATATCATATCATATCATATCATATCATATCATATCATATCAAAGTGGTAAGCAACATACGGTCGTGTCGTGTGATTTGAAATTAAAGTATACGTGAAATTCTAATAATAATACGATTTGCTACTATCAGAATGTCCTTCGCTGATCAAGATATATCTACCCCACTCTTTTCGTTGGCAGGCAAATGGGTGGACGGGAAGTGTGTCAAATGTTACGATGCAGACAGTGTGCACATTGTTTTAAAATTGTACGGAGAGTTCGTACGTTTCAAATGCAGATTGCACGGCATTGATACACCGGAGATGCGAACAAAAAATAAGTGTGAAAAACGAGTTGCGAAAGAAGCCCGAGACTATTTGAGAGGTTTGATTTTAGGGGAAATCGTATTCGTAAAATGTCATACGTTTGACAAGTACGGGAGATTGTTGCTGACTATGTTTACGTCGTTGATCCCGGACTCTGATATGCCACCGTTCGGTGGTTGCACCACGGTTGTCCATCGGAGTGGTGGTGGTGTGTCCACGTTTGGTGCACCCGCCTTTGAACGGAGCATCAACCACCATCTGATCGTGAAGGGGTTCGCATATGCATATGATGGTGGGAAAAAAAAAGACTTCGACGAATGGTATACCCACACACATACACACATAGAATGATGATACAGCATCACACATAGCGTTGCAATACGGATTGGTGTGTCGCAACCATACGCGTTAGGCATCCTGCAGGTGTTGTGAAGGAGCAGAAATACGCGCACTCCGGCGTTTTCCATGATTCTGTTGATACTCCGCATAATGTGTGTAGCTATCCTTGTAATGAGTCTTGTACTGCAACTTATCGATTTCTATAATGTACAAGTCTGTTGCATCTGGCAATGTGTGTAATACATATGGTAACGGATGGAGTCGTCCACGCGAATATAACCACCGCAATACTCGCAGTTCATCAATCGCATTGTGTGTGCAATGTCGGGTTTGTGGTCCTCGGTGATACATTGGTGAGAGATATGTGATATGCAATCAGTGAGGATGAACTTTACAAAATCATTTTTTACAAATTGTCCATCTGACATACAGATAGTACTCACACTATGTGTTTGTGTTTGTTCCGAGTTTTGTAAAGTGTGTATTGGTATACGTGTGTGTATTGGTATACGTGTATGTATTGGTATACGTGTATGTGTGTGGTGTGTCTGTGCGTCTAATGAATCAGACATTTTTATACGCAAACACTCCAATTGATAGACGGCCGAATTAAATGAGTGCATCCATTCTTTTTTTCTATAGCAACAAATGCCCTCACTGCAAACAATTTATGGAGGAGTCGCAAAAAAATGGCATACAATCATTTAATAAAATATGTCTTGATACGACTCCGCGGGAACGCATCCCCAGTGTGGTGACGAGTGTCCCGGCATTAGTGTTCGCAGGAAAAAACCAATGTGTGCAGGGGGAAAATGCATTCAAATGGTTATCCCAAGAGATACATGCGAAACAACAAGCGGCACAGCGTAGCAAGCAATTGAACCCGTCGGCGAGCCACAATGCGACTGCCGGCGAACCACTTGCGTGGCACTCAACGGAGATGGGTTCGTCTCTTTCGGATTCCTATTCTTTTATTGATAACAGTTTCACCGAATCTGGTGCAGGTAACCAAGCACCGTCCAATAATGGCGGCGGTAGCACCATCCCTAAGAATTTTGAATTCTTGCAGAACACACCACAGGTGGATGTGATGCAGAACGCGCAACCAACCCACTCACAACACAATCAGCAACGACCCGGTATGCCGTCAGGGCACGGGCGAATGCCACCCTTGGGAAATACCGGGATGTCCCAGTCGTCGTTTGAACAAGATGAACTGAGTCAGCGTATGGAACAGTTTAAAATGTCAAGAGACACCGAAGCCCCGCAACAACTTGCGAAAATCTCATAACACATCGCATACGATGTGAACCGAAGAAGCCAGTGTACGTACTTATGGGCGGGTAAAAAAAATGATTTTTATACAGTCTTCGCACGACATAGGATAAAAGAGCACAGTTTGTTCACCACTTTACTTTCGACACTTTAAATACTTTCAATATTGCAACGATGATCGCCGGGAACGAATCAGACATTTTGTGTATGCTTGCAGGTGCGCTGTTGCTCACACTTGCGGGTTGCGTCGCACATATGGTATCCGTGCGAGAACACGAACGCCAATACAGATGTCTGTATAGTATGATCTAAATATGAATCATATCGTTCGTGTCACACGTGGATAATCTGACTGTGTGGCGACACGTTCCTCGTCGTTGCCGCGAATGTATTCTTTTTTTGAGGAACGAACGTGTGGTGGTGGGTGGTCTGGTGTTCGCTGTGCAGATAGGCAACTTTTTATGACAGTCGAATATAGTGTACGTTTTTAATAAAAAACGAGGTGTGTGTTGGTTGTCAATGCCGTTTCATTTACCACCATTTATAAGATTATAAGATAATAACCCGTACGACTACTGTTGACGTGGATGTTCATTCATGTTATTGCGCTGTGTATTTTCGTTATAATTGTATTATGTATGATGTGTGTTTGTTATAATGAACACCGTTGTAGTGACCATACACACAGCCACGACACCACGCCGATACAGTTCGCATACGTCTGACACCACAACCAACGCAACTTGGCACATAATCGAACTGTTGCAACGCAGCATCAGATTATTATAATATAGACATCTTGTTCCGGGGGAGAGTTTACATCGTTGCCACTTTTTTTGGTGCCAAACAGAACTTGATATCTCCCAGCGAACCGACTTGATATGAAATGATGAGTGGGTAATCATTTTCCAGAAACATTTGTATACCGTTGCATAGGTTTGTGCACTTTGTAAATAACACAAGATGTTTTAACGAAAACACACCTTGAATAATATCATATGAATTTTGTTTCTCAATATAACTGATACCATTTGTGTTCTCTCCCATAATCGTTTCTTGTTGCGCAAAATCTCCTCGGCACGTGAACACGAGTTGGTTGTCGACACTCTTGATCTCAATCAAGTTAGACAGATTGGACATATCGCGGCATATTTTTTGGAAATCGCTTGACGGGATATTGATCACAGATGAAAACTGAGCAGGTGGCACTTCGATTTCTTCTTCGTCTAAATCCAATAAATTCAACTTGAAATTAGTGACTGTGTTCTTCTCTCCATTATCAATGCGAATGCCTAACCGACTCGGGTCTGCTTGTGTTATGAATAGTGTGAGGGTTTCGTTGTTATTCATTGTTTTGACAAGCTTGAACAAATTCAACATATTCACACCCACCACAATCTTTTCCGGGCAGTGGTAATGTTCGAACTGCGACCCGTCCAAACGAAGGTGCACCAGAACCGTGTGACTCAAATCCATTGTAATAATTCGGATGCCTGTCGAATTGAATTCGATATTCGTGTCAGGTAAGATTTCCTTTAACGCTTCAATCAAAATACGAATAATCGAAGACTGTACAGTTTTCAACTCCAATTTATACTTGTATTCAGTGTCGACAGTCGTATCATCCTGTGTAGATACACATACTTGTTCTTGCATCGTTTCACGTAGACTGTTATATACTTGTGCACGGATTGAATTACGCTTATATGCACGGACCGACAGAACAGACGCAGTGACAACACAATTCTGTTATGTAATAGTCATCCTTTCACACTTGTGTATAGTATATTGTGTGCAACTGTGTGAGTATGGGATTGTATGTTAGGAACGTCTCATTAAAAAAACAGACGTCCATCCAATATTATCCAAAACGATGACATGTGTACACACAACGAATAGAGCAACGTTCACCCATATCGGCACACGGTTGGCATATTGATTTGTGCGATACGCTATCCACACACTACCCAGACTGGTCGCACACAGTGACATAATCACAAGCAGTTTTGCGATCCGAGTAAGACACTGTTTATATGGTGGCAACACTGACAAAGAACGACCCCATGACCACAACGTCACCGACCATAAAATGGCACCAACCAAGAAGGTTGCGTATGGGCGTTGCAATTGTTCAAAATGGTGTCTTGGAAAATAGGCGTACAACCACCAGACAGTGCCCACGAATGCAATCGCAGTTAGAATCATAGATACATAATACACGTTGCGTAGTACTCCGTCGATACCGAACCATAATGCGTCGGTCGGTTCATTTTCATACACATTCGGCAAGCACACCACATACGATATAATCACAAGAACGCCAAGTGCACTAACACAGCGCAACCATTTGCTTCTGGTAGAGATTCCAGTCATTTTGTTAGTTATACTATTGTTGCATATTATATTCGGTTACACACTTGTTGGTCACTTTCATTTTACAGTATGGGTTCGATTTTATACGTGGGCGTGCTGGTGGTGATGCTTGTATGTGTTGACTTAACGCTGGTGGTCACTTTCGGAACATGTCTGATTGTTTTTTATATGAAAAACCACACGTCTGTATATACAAACACACACACCTACACTATTTTTGAAAAATCAGAAACCGTTAGATATGGTTCACCACACACACGTGCATGTCTCAAATATACTACAGATTGCGGCACAAGAAGTGCAGTCTCATGCGGACATATTTAAACATAAGATTGTGAAGCAACAACTTGAAACAACTGATATGGCCAGAAGTATCAAAGACCAATTTTCGTTGTTCAACCAAATATACAAAAACATTATGAAATTGCAAAAGCGTATTCATACGACAACCGATACTCACATACAAGAATCATTAACCGATCGGTATACAACCGATTGTCAGCAAATTGTTAATAGGATACAGAAGTTTATAGAAAACTATAAGAACACGGTATGTTCAGCGAACGATATTTTAATAAATGATTGGATGAAGCAACGACCACACCGCCCAAAACAAATGTTACCTCCAGTTGCAGATCTATGTGATAATCTATTTTTTGGTCGTACACTGCAAAATGGCAAACGTGTGGCGATTCGTGCAAATAATGAGATGCAGTTATTCATTTATGGTATTTGGATATTCGATTCATATGCTCTTGCAACCGAAGTGGATTTGTTTGATTCACCCATCCCCTACACGGAAGATACATTTCAAAGTTTAAATGTAACGAATAACGAATGTGTATCAGATGGAAGTATTGAAATCGAAATGACAGACACAAGTGACTGTGATGCGTGCGAACGTGTGAGACCGTCTCCACGCAAACGTTTGAAAACAAAACACGATACAGAGATGCACCGACTACCCATCACCATCCAACCATCTGATATCACAGACGATACTGCTACTGCAATGGAAGTAGACGTTCCTTCGATTGGTCATACAATCAACCGACCGCAAGCGTGTGCTGTCCAAGCCGAACCTTTACACCAAAACCATAATGTTCCAATCGACGGACCAACCGTCGTTCCGGCAACCCAAACCCACACGGAAACGTTCACCCCGAATACTTCAACACAAGCGTATAACAGCGACAAGAGAGTGAAACGTATTTATCAGCAAATACGAAAGTATATTGAAGATATGGATTCATTACCAAGTGACGACAAGGCATTTGACACTTACCCGAAGTTATTGGAATGTCCGATTTACTGGAAACCTGACGCAAAAGTAAGTATTACAAATTTCCAAAATGTGAAAAAGAATAAATGGTTCTATGAACATATGAAAACCCAAGAATTCACTTTGCATCAGTGTATAGAGCACATTGCAAGATGTGCCGAACACGATATGAAAGTTGGCAACAGAACGACATACACGTCGTTTATGTGGTTTAAAAATATGTTGGGTGCAGAACGGGTAAACAAATCAAGCCGTCGTATGTACTGGTAACATTTAGGCAGTGCTGTGTAATTCGGATGTCAATATGGTGGACCAAGACTGGTGTTCGTGCCTATCTTCGGCACAACAAGTGGGTTCGTGCTCGGGGTCCGTCTGCACATCCGTTATAGATGTTAACCGTGTTTTTTTGCGTTTCAACACTAGATTCGAAGAGAGAGTATATTCTAACTGATTCAGTTTCTCAAAGAGCAATGACATTCGTGTTTTCAACTGCATACAATCAGTAGTCAGCGTGTCGATCTTCGTACTCTTATCAGTATTCTGCTCGTACAGTTCTCGATTTGTTTTTTCCAGAACAAGAATTCGTTCTTCAAGCTGATTATTCTTTCGGGTGTGAGACAGTGTTGGACGTAGATTCAATTTTGAACGTAACTTCACAAAAGTGAAAGAGTGTGTACCGAATGTCTTCTTCCCACGAGGAAGATTCGGTGTGTGTCGGTTGTTCGTGTAGTTATACATTACTTATTATACGAATTTAAATGGTGTCAAATACGATTACGATTAAGAATATATATTTTACATATTTGAACAAACGAATGAACCACACTTCGGACGAGCACCGAAAAGAGTTATAAATACATATACACACACGCACACACATCGTACGATTCGGTTAGGAAAGTTTGGTATCACACCGCATATCTTCCAAGATCGGTACTAACTTTGAAAAACATTCCCTGATGTGTGGTGCGGCCGCTGTCCAGTCAGAGTGTATGTCGACCTTCTCACTGCGTTGCGAAGTGGGGTCGGGCGTGTCATATGTTGCATTTTTTTTACACACCAGTGGTTGTCCCGTTGGTCCGTAACCGAATTGATACACAAATTCTTGAATATCTGTAATTTCCCGCAAGACGGTCTCGTTGGTAGGAGTTGTCGTAAAATGTTCAGATACCGTATGCCTATTCAACAAACACACGAATATTATAAGCACACACACCAAAGTGTATAGCATATACATAACTTGCAAATAAACTACTATACTATACTATACATACATTTAATAATATATTTACACCGTATTGGTGACATGCCATCTTCTGGTATGGGAACAGAACCGTTGCGTTTTCCGATGCGTTTCCGACATACACAGATTTATGTATAGTGTCACGCAGATATATCAACATTGACAGTATTTGTACAATGAACAAGACCTTACGTACGTTTGATATGTCGTCGCTTTGCGACGATGCAGCGATTCTGTTAATTGGTAAGCGGGTTACCGGGAATATCTTGATTGTGTAAAGACTTGCTGTATCACAATCAATATATTCCGACAGGAACAGTGATCTCTGACACCAACTCTGCGTCCAACTTCTACAAGGATATGGTTCATCCGTCGTGTATCCACGACAAATACAGCGATGAACTTGGCCAGCAGGTTATCACCCAGCACACGGATGCGGTCAGAAAGTACAACAACCAGGATGTTGACGCACCAGATGCGACAATCATCTAATACCACGTGGGTTACTGGTATTAGATGAGTGTCTGTACGATCCGAGCTGGACAAAATCAAGGGTGATTCGGTCCATCTTTGTGAACGGGCGACACTACAGGATGATGTGCATCGTGGCGTTGCAGTACGCGAAGGATATCCCACCGATGCTGCGAGTCAACTCGATTACGTATTTATCCTGTGCGAAAACATCGTTTCAAACCGAAGCTATATTTACGATATGTATGCCAGAATGTTCCCCACGTTCGACATATTCTGCCAGGCGTTGGATCAGTGCACGGAGGATTACGAGTGCTTGGTGATTTCTTACACTGCGAAGAGCAACAACATCGAAGACATTGAAGACACGGTCTTCCGGTACAAGACAGAATCGCACCCTCCGTTTTGTATTGGATAACCGGGGACTACAAATGTAAAATAACTAACCGGCATGCGATAGAGATGTTTACGATATGTCGTGCACCTGTACTGAATGAGGAATAGATGTAAAATGTGCGTTCTACACATTTATGGAATAATATATTCCACACACTACTTTTAAGTTTTTTTGTTTTGCAATGAACTTGAACTTACGTAAATTTGATATGTCGTCGATCGACGATGATAAGGTGGTTGTGTTAATTGGTAAGCGGGACACTGGTAAATCGTTCCTGTGCAAAGACCTGCTGTATTACCACCAAGACATTCCGGTGGGGACAGTGATTTCGGCAACCGAGTCGGCGAATCAATTCTACGGGGATATGGTTCCACCGATTTTTATCCACGACGAATACAACGAAGAGATTGTCCAGAAGGTGCTCACCCGGCAGAAGAAGGCGGTCGATAAGTACAACCAGGATGTCGACGCCCATAATGTGTCGAAGGTGGATCCGCGCGGACTGTTGATATTCGACGATTGTCTGTACGATTCGAGTTGGACAAAATCGAAAGACGTTCGGGCCATCTTTATGAACGGGCGACACTACAAGATGATGTTCATCGTGACGATGCAGTACGCGTTGGGTATCCCACCGAATCTGCGAACCAACATCGATTACGTCTTTATCCTGCGCGAGAACATCGTTTCCAACCGGAAACGCATTTACGAGAGTTATGCCGGCATGTTCCCCACGTTCGAAATCTTCTGCCAGGTGATGGATCAGTGCACGGAGAATTTCGAGTGCTTGGTGATTTATAACAATGCGAAGAGCAACAACATCGAAGACCAGGTATTCTGGTACAAGGCAGAATCGCACCCTCCGTTTCGTATCGGAGCACCTGCTTTCTGGCAGTATAACGACGAGAACTACACCAAGAACGACGACGACGAGTTTGATCCAGCCGCTATTAATAAGAAACGGAATCGCACCGTCATCAATGTGCAAAAATGTAACACAGATGGGACCAACCAACCAGAACCAAGTTATGTTGCGTAACTTACTGCATAAGACCGACCGACCCGACCGATCCGACCGACCTGCAATTGGTTGGTTTACGAAGGCGTTGACATTACTACTTTTGTTTTGTAACAAAAAAAGATGATTCATAATATATAGGGATTTAGTTTTTCAGTACATATACATAGTATTGATCCAACCCTTTCAAAGATGTCATCACCTACTTTTGAAGAGCAGACCACACGTAGTTCATTCAACCATTTGTTCCTGGTCGTCAGTTCCAAACAAATTGTGGAACAGATCGCAGTGCCAAATGAGCACACCTTTAGGTCGTTGCTTGGGTACTGTCGCAACTGTTATATTACGAATTCGCCAAACCGATATGTGCCATTGGAATACGATAAGATTATATTTGATGCCGAAGGAGAAATGCTTGGATTCGGTGGTGTGATGAAGATAATGACATTTATGTTCTTCAACCGAAGAGACATTCCCGGTCTGGTCATCGATATGACGTGTGAAGAAAGTATGAAACTCGCACGGGACATACTCCTATGTGACCAACTGCAAAAAATTGTGTGGGGAGGGGAATCCGATTTTTCAAGTATGATGCATCAGCGACTGCCGTTCAGTTTGAATATTGTCCCCGCAAATGTAATCGATATTCAGAAGATGTTTACAGAGAAAGTCAAATATGCACTGTCTATGAAGAAAGCGCTTGCACAGATCCAATTACATAACCCAGGACTTCTGGACGGGTTACCATCGAAAGATATTATTAATTGGGACGAATCCTATTCCAGAAACAAAGAAGCGCTACCCTTTCCACTCAACGAAACACATCTGAAATATTCAGTGGACGATTTGCATCGTATCGAAATCATTGCAAATACAATGTATTCAAATTACAATGTAATGTATGTTGACCAAAAGGTTTCCGAACAGATGACCGATGCCGACATTGCGCGAGTTCGCAAGGACGTGTATGGGAGGGAATGGTTCTATCGCCAGGTATCGTCTTACAAGAAAGCGAAACGATTGGTCAAACCGGTTGTGCAACTGTTGGCAAAAGCGGTTCCGATCCAGCGTCATATTACGTACCTCCAGACCAAATACGGCAACGCGTTGCATAGACACCTATCTCCGTCCGACTGTAGAACGGTTGCCCTATACGACACCGAATTTACGACTTTGTTAGCCACACACAATGTTGTTATACAGCAAGATTTGTCGTTCAACCCGTAATCCAATGAGAATTCGTACGAATGACAAAAACATTGGTATTGTGTTTTTTAAACACAATACCAATGACAACGCATCTTATATCACCGAACGTGTGTAATGTGTTTCTTGCGGTGGGAGGTGGTTACCAAAAAAAAAACGCAACACGAATCGTCGGTTACTAAGCAACGTGTAACGAAAAGAGGTCGTTTCCATTGTCCGTGTTTGTAACCGTATTCCAATCGATTGGTAGTTGCTCAGCAGATAAGAGATTCTCGCTGACACCCAGTGACGACGACACGGTTGTCGGTTGCGTATATATAACAGGACGGGGGATTGGTTGGACAATCGGTTGCTGCTGGACAATCGGTTGCTGCTGGACAATCGGTTGCTCACCACAGTTCGTGCACGTTTGGCGGCACATCAGTGCGCAGGACGTATACATTGCCTGGATTGGAATACGGATATAGCACACACGATTAATATAAATCATTTTTTAATATAAACACCATATAGTACATCCATACACAAACGCTACAATTGTTTGTTTGCGTGTGGCAATGGGTATTCCATCTTATTTCAGTACGATCAGGCGCAAATATACACAGTCCGATAAGAAATGGATGCGAAAAGACTTGCCGACACACACCCCTTGCAAGCATCTGTACGTGGATATGAATGGCATTGTGCACACGTGTGCACAGCGAATCGTAAATATGTACGAAACCTATGTCATCGACACCTACTCGACTTTATCGCATACACAGTTGCAACAACTGGTCTCGGCACATTCGGAAAAGATTGTGCGCACCGTGTTGCAACCGAGTATATTCGTTTCGATTCGGGAAGAGTTGCAGCACCTGTTGGACACGGTGCAACCCACCGACCTGCTGTATTTGGCACTGGATGGTGTCGCCCCCCGTGCCAAAATGGAGCAGCAGCGCCAACGTCGACATCGCTCCGTATGTGATACCAGACTGGAGAGGTCGGTATACAACAAACACAAGAAAGCACATTTGCGCGGATTGCTGTGGGACAGCAATTGTGTTACACCCGGGACATCGTTCATGTGCGATCTCGCACACTATATTCACTCGCAGCTAAGCACGTTGTGTGCACCAACCGACTGTGTGATTCAGTTTTCGGACACAACTGAACACGGTGAAGGAGAGCACAAGATTATGGAACATATGCGGGCGTGTGTGTCGGGCCATTCGGATTCAGAACTGACCGATGCGGATTCGGCAGAGCGGTCTGCTTTTGTATTGTACGGTCAAGATGCCGATCTGATCATGTTGGGGTTAGTTTTCATTTCGCAACACACGCGCCCATTCTATCTGCTACGAGAACCAATGCAGACAGCGAAGACGAATCATAAGACGAATCGCACAGACTCGCATCCAACTGTGCCCGACGCGTGCCGTAAGAAATATGCATTTGAAAACACGATCGGTTTGTATAAGTGGACGTATGCACAGAAGGAGAATACCCTCCCACCGCATCTCCACTATTTGGATGTGAATGTTCTGCAGACACATATAATTTCACACATTGAATCGTACGGCGACTTGTTTACGAAAGAAGAACAGTCGAACGTGACGAGCGATTATGTGGTGTTGTGTTTTTTGCTAGGGAATGACTTCTTACCACATTTCCCCTCCCTATGCATCCAAGATAAGGGAATTGATGTTCTGTTGGAGACGTACGTGCCTCTGCGAAAACGATTCGGGGTGTTCCTGACATCCAACTATTACGTAGACGATGCGGATGATGCATATGCCGTCGCAGCAGGCGATGTCGCACACACCCTACGCGACGCTGGGTCTGGTTCTAGAGTGGAGACGCATATTCACCAGGGACTGCTCTCGGCAATTATTGAAAAGATTGCGCAACAGGAAGATTACCTGGCCGGACGGTTGCATACCAACACCTTGCAAAAACGGAAATGGATGTTGCAAAAGCAACGGTACCCAAAAGAGATTCGGGATGCTGCAGTGGATGTGGTGCACGAACC